ACCGCCAGTACGCGGACGGTCGCGCCAACCGCGCCGCCATCGTGGCCGGCGACTACATCACTGCGCAGATGATGGTGCGCGCCCGGGTGGGCTTCGAGGGCAACGGCGCCACCCCTCGCGGCGGGAGCATCTACGCCGCGGTGACCGACCCGTACGTCCTCGGCGACATCCAGATGGACTCGGGCACCAACGGTTGGGCGGCGGTGCATCAGTACTCGGGCGACGTGTCTGCGCTCGAGAAGGGCGTTGCCGGCCGGTGGCTCGGGTTCCAGTGGTACTCGAGCAACTTCTTCCCTGTTCTCACCCGGCTCGCGGCCATCAACGACACCCCGACCACCGGGGGCTCCCTGTCCGGTACCGTCTACTTCAAGTGGACGCGGCGGGGCACAGCGCGCGGCTTCGAGGAAACCATCGGCGTCGAGGACAGCACGGTGATGGGCGGCAACACCCGTCTCCAGTTCCCCACCCCGAGCGATGCTGGCTACGTCTACAACCTGTACGCCGGCAGCGTGACCGGGGACTCGAACCTCTTCATCGCCGCTCAGAACGTGCTGCCCAGCACAACGGTCAACCTGGACGTGCTGCCCACCAGCGGGCTCACGCCTCCGGAGACTCCTCCGAATGCTGTGCCCGTGCACCTCATCTACTTCTTCGGGAATGACTTCTTCGATACCGTCGAGCTGAACCAGAACTCCATGACGCCCACCGCTACTCGCGGCGGCGCCACGGACTCTGACCCTCTGGGCCAGCGGCGCACCGCCGGCTGCAAGTGGAACACCAAGCCCTCTATCCGTGACCAGGCTCGAGGGAAGGTGCTTGAGGTCTCGACTCGCTTCAACGCCTAGCGCCAGTGACGGAAGTGGAAGCAGCCTCGACTGCAATCGGGGCTGCTTCGTTTTTATCCACCAGCCCCATCTACACAGGAGACAACCAATGACCTCGGCAGAGCGGAAGGCAGAAGCGGAGCGGAAGCGGAACATGGGCAAGGAGACGGCGGCGCGCCTCGAAGCGGCTCCGAACGCGGGCGCCCCCGCCAACTCGAGGAACCCGGACACCACGACGGAGAACAATCTGGATGCCATCACCGCTCTGCCGGAGCAGGCCCGGGAGAACGGCGCGTCCCCGGAGCGCGTCAAGCAGCTCGAGGCCATGGTGTTCAAGCTCGCCGGCATCGTCGAGGGCCTCCAGAAGCGGGAGGCCATCAAGGCGCCTACGCTCGCCACTACGAGCGAGGAGGCGAGCCGCATCGCACAGGCGACCACGCGGCTTCAGTGTCCCGCATGCGGCCAGTTCGCGGAGGTCTGCAACGGGGAGCACGTCATCCTCAACATCCGCCCCATGTCTCCGGAGGTCGTTCGCAACTTCGCGGGCGTCACGCTCAACGGCCGGAGGTACGTCGGACGCTGCACCGTGGCCAAGTGTCAGGTGGACCTCATCATGAACATGCTCAATCGCCAGATGTGCGCGGAGAAGGACCTGACGCGGAACTGCGGCAGGATGTTCAACGTCGCCACTATTACCGAAGATGGGCGGCCCCAGGGCTCCATCTCGTACGTGAACTAAGAGGGGTCATCCATGGGACGACTCACCCGAGACCAAATCATCGCGGCCGGCCTTGCGAAGGCGGGCCACGACAACACCATCACCTCCACGGCGGCCACGGCCTTTCAGGCGATGCTGGATGACATCTACGCCAGCTTCGCGTGGCCCTTCCTACGGAAGCGGGCGGCCGTCACCATGGCGGCGGGACAAGGCGCCTTCGACATCGGGAACGGCTCGGGCGCTCCGGCCGCCGTAACCGAATGGGTCAAGAGCATCATGGCCATCAAGGTGGCGGACACGGTGAGCGACAGCTTCGCCGCGGACCTCCCGCTCACGGACGCAGATGGCCTCTCACCGAACGATGAGCCCGCGTGGCACACCAGCACGGGGACTCCGCAGAAGATGCTCCGCGAACCGAAGTTCGGAGACCCGTGGAAGTGGACGCTGACCCCGGTCCCGGCGCCAGAGAAGGCATACCGCCTCCTGGTTGAGATGCACGCCATCCCCGCGGCTCTGAGCTCGGGCTCGGCAATCCCGGCCTACCCCTTCGACGACACCCTCATCGAGGCGGTGTGTGCCTGGGCGGCCTTCTACAATGACGACCCGCGCAGCGTGGCAAGCGACGGGAAGGTGGCGGCGCTCCTTCGGGCGGACCGGGTGAAGCTGGCTCCCACCAAGCGGATGGGCCTCGACACACAGCGCTTCACGCGGGGAGGGTAAGCCATGCCTACCGGCGGATTCGTCATCAAGGACTTCTCGGGCGGGGTACGTCTCGACCTCCCTCCCCGGAAGCTGGCGGAGAACGAGCTCGCGGCGTCGCCGAACGTGTGGCCTGTAGAGCAGGATGAGCTGGGCCTGCACGGGACCGTCTTCTCGAACAAGGCCACTTCCAACCACGAAATTATCCCGGAGGCGATGCTCCTCATCCCGTTCAATGATGAGAACGGCGCTCCACATGTCGTGTTCTTCGGCGAGCGGCGAACGGATGCCTTCGGAGCGGTGGCGCCGCTCCTTGTCGATTACCGCGCGTCCTTCGGCATCGCCAACGACATCGTAGACGCAAACACGCTCGCGGCGAATTTCGATTCCCGGAACCGTCCTGGGTATGTGGTCTGGAACGGAAAGTTGTATCTGTTCTCGGGTGTCAACAGGCCCGGCTACGTGGTACGCGTGAATCCTAACGGTAACCTCGCTTCAAGTGAACTGGGCCTCACCTGGTCAGCCAGTGATAAGCCCCGTGCCAGGTGCGCGTGGCTCTATCGGGGCCAGTTCATGCTCGCCGGGTTCGACGCCCCGGAAGAATCCACCATCCGGAACTGCGCTATCCATGACCCAGAGACGCTCGTCTCCTCGACACTCTCCTTCTACCTGGGACGCGGAGACGGCGACCGCATCATCGGGGGCATCGAGATTCCCGTGAAGGGTGGCGCTCAGTACATCGAGCCCTACTCTCTCGTGTGGAAGCGGAACAGCACGTGGATGATTCAGGGTCCGCCCCCCGTTCCCGGCGACACAAAGGTCGCGGTCAACGTGATGAACGTCCTTCCAAAGGAGGGGCTCATCGCGCCCGAGACTGTGGCGCAGACGCCGTTCGGCACCATCTGGTGTAGCGGTCAGAATGTCTGGATGGCGCTGTACGGCGAGAAGCCTATCCCCATCGGGGATGCCATCCGTCCGCTCCTTGAGAAGGCGCCGAAGGGGCACCGCTCCGGCTGGCATGCGGTTTACTACAACGGGGTGTATCGACTCACTCTGCCATCCTCTCGACTTCGCCTCGGTGCGGTCTATCCCATCACGGACACTGAGCAGTGGTGGTGCGACCTCAGGCAGTACGAGGAGAAGAAGACCTTCTCCTGGTGGGGCCCACTCGATATACCGTTCGCGGCCTCGGCGGTTCAGCCCGGTTCAGACGGGAGGCTCTTGGCGGCCTTTGGCTCGAAGTCGGAGATTTTCGACCTTGTGGGGGGTGCGTTCATCGGAGAGATTTCCGCGACAACAACCGGGAAGATTCCCGTCATGGAGCCGTTCGCCTATGTCGGTCTTGCCGCCCCGGACTTCGAGCTGCGCACCCGTGAATACGACGGCGGGGACCCTGACCTGCCGAAGCTCTTTCAGTCCGTAGAGCTTCACGCCAAGCTTGGACACCAGCCGGTCAACGAGCCGTACAGGTTCCAGGTGGATGTGTACGGCGATGGCGGCAGCCGGAACATGAAGGACTGGCCAAGCTCTCTCACCCCCGCGCAGTTCTCTCCGGAGGTCGGGCTCGGCTCATTCATCCTCGGCACGAGCTCACCGGGAACCGGCTTTCAGGCAGCGTCCTTCTACCCCCCCGGCGGCGCGCGCTACCACCCGAACACTTTTCAAGTGGTTGTTCGAAGTCCCGGCGATGACAACGGGATTCCGAGTCTCCGTCTCCGCACCATTACCCCTCGCTTCCGGCCCATCGGCCGCCGCCCGTAGAAAAAGGAGAGCACGCAAATGATTGTTCCTCGCTTCAGCACCGCCATCCGCACCGTCCTCATCGTCACCTTCATCTTCGGCCTCATCGCCGGGGGCATCCTCCTGAACCTGCCGGCGGCCCGGGCCCACATCGGCAGTCCCGCTCGGACGACCTTCGTTGACGGAGACCCCCTCACGGCAGCGCAGCTCAACGATTCCTTCAGCCACGTGGACAACGTTTTCTCGGGCGGCATCACGGACAGCATGGTCTCCGGGAGCGCGTCTCTCCAGCACAGCAAGCTGGCCACGCCAGCTCTCCTCCCCAAGGCGTGGGCGCTCGTAGGGGTGGCTGCGCTCTGCAACGGAGCCGCAGCGGTAGGGACGCCGTGCAGCGTTGATGTCAGCTCCAGGATAAGCTCCGTCGTCGCGGGCGGGGTCACTGGGCAGTACAACGTGAACCTGGCGTACACGCCGACCAATGCGAACTTCGGCATCCTCGCGACAGGGCGCATCGCGGGGGTCAACTGCAATGCAGGGTTCCAACAGACCGCTGCTCCGCAACTTGTCGTCTACTGCTTCACCGGGACGACGGGTGCCGCAACGAACACCCCGTTCACGGTCATGGTACTGGACGACTAATGGCGCGTATCCGAGACGAGCAGGCCCAAAGCCTCGGCTATGAAGACGTGCTCCCCGGGGCTGGGATGGGGGTTTCGCCGACTACCATAAAGCAGCTCAAGGCTGGTTATGAGGCCCCCCCCGACAAGCCCGGTCCGGCGCCTGTACCGGCGGCGGCCGGCATGGGCGGAATCCCCTCCACGGGGCCCCTCTACCAGCTCGGGGGCGCTCAGGGAGGGGCGCTTCCCTTCCCAGGGATGGAAGCGCAGCTCGACCCGAGCGCTCAGCTTCTCGCGTCCCTCGAACAGTACCGGATGGCTCTCATCCAGGCCATCTTCGCGCACCTGACCGGCGGGGGCTTGGGGTAAGGGCGCTGAAGGGGGTAGAGTCACCCCCATGCCCTACTTTGACTACTACGGCTCTCCCTCCTATGTCCCCGGCGCGGGTCTTCCGCCGGGGATTCGTGCTTCTTCTCAGGTGACTCCGGGCATCGCGGGGACTCCCCAAGCTCAGGGGGGGTTCGACTGGAACAACCTCACCCAGTACCTCCCGGCAGTTGGTGCCGCCGCGGGCGGACTTGGCCTGGGTGCGTTGCTCGGACAGCGGAACCCCCCCGCGACGAGCTACGGGAACGGAGGCTTCCTCCCGGGCACTGCTCAGCTCAGCTCTGGCCTCCAGTCCCTCGGGAACCTCATCTCTCAGCTCCAAGCCGCTGCGCCTCCGGGCATGACAATGGATGCCGTTGCGAACGCCTCCAATCGACAGAACATTCTCCAGGGCTTGAGCGGGCCGGGAGCTGCGACGAACACGAGCAACGCGGTCGCCGGTTTCGTGCGCGACTGGAACGCGGGGAAGACCGCACAGCTCGCGCAGCTCCTCGGACTCCAGAGCGATATTGGGTCGCGGATTCAGGAGGGCGAGGAGCGGCGGCGGAAAGAACAGGCCGCCAGCCAGCAAGCCCAGACGCAGGCAGCGCAGGAACAGCGGCAGGGTCTCTTCCGGCTCCTTGGTACCCTCCTCGGAGCTATCGTCGGCGGCCCGGCTGGCGCGGGTATCGGCGGTGGTCTCGGCGGCCTCGCTGAGGAGGGGCTCAACTCCCTCGGCGTCTTTGGTCCGCCCCCGTCCTACTAATAGGAGCTCATCATGGCTGATTCCCTCACAGAGCAGGGCTACACCCCGTTCACTCCTCGCCCCGCGGCGCGTCGAGGCCCTGGTCTTCAGCAGGCCGCTCAGGACTTCCTCGATGCGCTGATGAAGTTGCAGGCGCACCAACGCGAGCAGGAGGCAAAGAAAGCGCAGATGGCAGCCCTCAACGAGCCCGCCATCCAACAGCTCTTCGGGATGCTCGCCCCGAGCGGCGGTGGAATGGGGGGCTCGGACCCCGGCCCCATCGGCGCGCGCTCACTTCAGGCGGCGCAGATGGTGGCGCCGGGGCTGAACCTGCGTGCTGGCCCCCCGATGGCGCCTGGCGGAGGCGGGGGTGCCGGGATGCTCGGTGGAGGCGCCCCTGCTCCCGGCGCCTTGCCCCCCGCTCTTGCCGGACTCGCGAGTCAGAGCCCGGGACCTGCATCTGCGCAGCCCAGCTTTCAGGTCTCCTCGCCAGAGGCCGCCGCGATGCTCCTCCAGCTCGCGCCGCACGCCTTCAACTTGGCGGGGACGCAGCAGGCCCAGGCGGTGCGCCGCGACGTGGAAGGGGGAAAGCTTGAACGTTCCTACCGCTCCATGGACGAGCGCCTCGCCGGGAAGATGCTCGACATCCTCCAGAAGCAGAACGACGCGCGCATGCGACTGGCGGCTCTGCGGATGCGGCCCCAAGGGGGCGGGGGGCGGGGCGGCATCCCGATGGACTACCGCCAGCTCAAGGACGTGGCCACCCTCATGGGAAACAACCTCCGGAACGCTGAAGGACAGCTCGAGGATGCGCTCAAATATGGCCTCGAGCCCGAGGTCATCACCATGCGCCAGCAGCTCGTGAACTCCATCCGGGCGGACCACGCGGCCGCCATGGCAGCGCTTCAGCAGTACGGCCCAACGGGTGCCCCGAGCAGCGCGCCGAACCAGGCAGACCTCGAGAAGATGAGCGACTCCGAGCTGGAGGCCATACTGAAGGCCATGCAGAAGTGATGCGCGCTCACCGAGTCCTGCGTCAGCGCATCCGCCAGCCGTTCCTTGACTACGGAATGGCGACGAAAGAGGTGCGGCGCTCGAGGACACTCATCTGGTATGGCACCGCGCCCTGGACGCGGTTCTTTCGGGCGTATGTGACGTGGGCGACTGGCACACCCCCTGCATCTCGCCCGTACTGCTCCCGCGTGGTAGCCTCGCGGGCATGGCTGACACGAAAACAGAGACTCTAGACGCAGTGCGCCGCATCCTCGAAGAGCGGAAGCGGGCGCGTGCGTGGTACACGCTGAACGCCCCCGAGGCCGCAGGTAGGGCACTGGACTACCTCCAGGGGAAGTCCGTGGAGGCGACACAGGGCATCCTCAGCCCAAGCCTGAGCGAAGGGGAAGTTGCGGACCCTGCGCGGATGTTGCTCGCCGACGCCTTCCGCGCCGTCAACCCGCTCCTCTGGGGCTCCATAGGGCAGGCGGCGTTCGAGTCTCCGGCGGCGGAACGCGCAGCGCTGGACCTCGAGACGGAGCCCATCTTGGGCGGCTTCGGTCCAGCCCTCGGCGCGGCGGCGCCCTATGCCCGGTTTGGTGTAGGGCAGGCTGCGCCTGCGGCGGCTACCGCGGGAGCCGCGTCTCTGCTCGGGCTCGGAGGCGCGACCGCTGAAGCCGCACCCCAGGTAGGTCGTTCTGTTCTCGAGGCTCTCCGCGCTGCCGCCCCGAGCGCCGCAAGAAGCGGTCTTGCCGGGGCCGGGTTGGGTGCCGGGATGGGGGCGCTCGCCGGTCTGGGGGAGCCGGAAGGGGCGCGCGCCGAGGGCGCGCTCACGGGTGCCACGGACCCGCTGAACCTGCTCTTGAGCTTCGGAGCCGGTGCTGCTGCGCCGCTCGCGCGGGCCGGCAGCGCGCAGGCGGGACTGAACAAGCTCGTGAACGGAGGGTCCGCGGCTGAGCTGCGCAACTATATCGGGCAGCGTTTCGGGGGGCCGGAGAACGCCCCCCATGACTTCCGAGAAACGCTCGTAGGTCGCGCGGCGGATGAGGCAGAGGCGGCGCTTCAGCGTTCCGCGCGCCCCCCAGCGCCCGCTACGGAGCCCGTGCTGCCCTTGACGGCTGAGCTTCCCCCGTTCACAGCACTGGACCGCCCGTGGGAGATTCCGCATGAAGAGCGCCAGGCGCTCATCGAGGCCAAGCTTCAGCGCTTTGAGGCTGAGCGCGCGGCGCGTCAGCCGCCTTCTCTGGACGAGACCGTCAACCTCCGCCGCCCGGATGCGCCGGCCATCCCGAATACCCCAGAGGCGCTTGACCCTTTGCCCTCGACCGTGAACCCCATGGAGAACACGGTCCTCGCAGCGGAAGCGCCCCGCCCGCGGAGCCTGGGAGCGGCAGCCCCCGGAGACGGCAGCAAAGTCCAGACCCCTGAGCTGACGCCCGCGGAGCGCGTCGCGGCAAACAACGCGATGATTGCCGAGCTTCAGGCGAAGCTCGCGGAGATGCAGGGGAAGCCCGCGGCGGCGGGGACCCCCACTCCTACGGCGCTTCAGACCACCGTCGCGGAGGCTGCGAAGAGTATCCCTGAAGCGGTACAGGCGCCGAGCGGTCCGGTGAAGGAGCCGGTCTATCCGCCCCAGGTTCCCCTCTCACCCGCCGCCGAGGATGCCATCGCGTTTGGACAGCGCGCGCTGAAGGAAACGCGGAACCCGGGCTTCTTCTCGCGGCTCTACAAGCAGCTCGTGGACCCCGTATACAGGTCGCCGGCCCACGCCGCAGAAGCCATCCGAGGCATGCGAGCGGCCTATCACGCTGCGGAGTCCACGATGCGACAGCTCGCGCCCGCGCTGAAGACCGCTTACAAGAAGGCAGGCCCCTCCGGGCAGCGAATCATCGACGCCTACATGGCGCAGTCCGACCTCACGACTGAACAGCTCGCCGCACGCGGCGGCCAGGTGACACCTATTGAGGCGCTCCCCCCGGAATGGCGCGCCTTGTTCCAGCAGGCGCAGGACATGCAGTCCTACATGCGGTCTCGCCTCTCGAGCGCCGGGTACTTCAGCGAGGCCCAGCTCGCGGAGATGAAGGCTCGTGAGGCGCAGGGCCAGGTGTGGTTGCACCGCGACTACCGCGCCTTCATCGACGGGCGATGGACGCCGCCCAAGGACACGTACGCGAAGGCGTTCTCCAAGCTCGTCGAGGGCGGCTTGTCCCCGGATGAGGCGCGGGCGGACTTGCACAACATCATGAACCCGGGGCCGGGCGTGACGCGCGAGACCGCGTTTGCGAATTCGCGCTTCAACACGTCCATCCTCAAGGGGCGCAAGGACCTCCCAGCCTGGCTCCGGCAATTCCTGGGCGAGGTGAGGGACCCGAGCCTGCGGACCGCTGTCTCTGCCGCCGAGCTGGAGAGGCTCTACCACCAGCACGTGGTCTCCGAGACGTACACGACTCCGGAGTATAAGGGCGCGGTCTGGGACGACACCCCCTCGCCCTCCATGTACGAGCTCCCGATTCCCGACGACAAGCACGGGTACGGGTCCTTCGCCGGCAAGTACGTGAATAGGCAGCTCTACGAGTCCATCATGCAGGCGAATGGGCCGGTGATGTCCAATCTCGTGAACGAGCTGGCGGGAGGGCTCACCGGCCTCTTCAAGACGGCGAAGGTCATCGGGAGCCATACGTCCATGGTAACCAACTGGCTAACCAACTTTCAGTACGACGCGGCCAGCGGGCTCCCCCCCTGGAACCCCATGCTCTGGAAGCGCCTCGCGCAGAGCGCGCGCGCCCTTCGCGCGTACGGGAAGAGCGCCGTCTCCTTCCCGGAGCGAGAGGGGCGGCTCGCGCTCCCTGAAGCTAAGGAGGGGGCGTGGGTGAAGATGGCCATCGAGGATGGCGCGCTGAAGCCCGGCTACGGCCGGGAGGCCGGCGGCTCCGCGGCGAAGGCCATTTACGACCTCTACTCCGAGATGGAAGGCAAGGGCATTGCCCGAGGCATCCAGCAGTCGGGACGGCTGTATGAGCGCTTCCGCTCTGCTGCCGGAGAGCTGTACGACATGATGGACCAGCACCACCGGCTGGCCGTGTACATGGAACACGTGACGCAAGGGCGCGAACGCCTCGGACTCCCCATGGACCGCGCCCGTGCCCAGGCGTCGGCCATCGTGAACGAGTTCTTCGCCTCCGCGGCGGATGTCGGGCCGGGCGTGAAGAGGCTGGCGAGGAACACCGGCCCGCTGCTGAACCCGTTCGTCTCCTGGCAGGTGGACAACGCGAGGGTGGGGCTGAACCTGGCGAGGGCCGCAGGAGTGGGTGCGAGGGGAGCAGTTACCGGCGGGGGGCTGAACGCGGCGTTCCCTGGCGCAGACCCCTACTCGCGCCTCTTCTCCGGACGCGGCATGTCCCCGGCGCTCAACGTGGCGCTCTACCGCATGGCGGTGCTGGGCGGGCTCTTCGGCTACCTGAAGCATCGCTTCGCTATCTCGGACCCGGAGGAAGCGATTGCGGAGACGAACCTCCGAGCCGGGTTCGTGCAAAGGAACCCGGACCGCACCTGGCTCCCCTTCCGGGACGGCCGGGGACGCATGCAAGTTGTCTCCCTGGGGCAGATGGACCCCTGGGGCCAGTACCTTCAGGGGCCGACGACCGACTCCTGGGGGAAGCGGATTGGCGCGAACGCGCTGAAGATGCTCACCTCCGGGGGCCTGAGCGAGCGGTGGACGGATGAGGTACTCGCGCGGTCAGGTCTGCAGAAGCAGCCGTTCGAGCCCCGTCTCCTACCAGGTCAGGCCCCCCGCGCCATCTTCGAGGACGTGTACCGCACCTTCACGCCGCAGACGGTGTTGACGGTGCAGGAGGCCGGGAGAAGGGCGGAGCTGTGGGGCAACCTGGGGAAGGCGGAAGAGCCGCTCACGGGGGGGCAGGCTGCGGTTCGCGCCCTCACCGGAACACACATCGAGCCGAGCGGGGCGAGGAGCGCGCGCGGGAACGAGCTGACCCAGCTCCGGAAGGAGATGATGGGTGACGTACGCAATCCGCTCACCATCGCGAAGCTGCCGGCTTCTCCCGAGGAGAAGACGCGGCTCCGTCAGGAGAGCCGGGAGGAAGTGCGCGACCTGCGCGCGAAGCGTGAGGAGATTCGCGCTCGGGTGCCCGGGGCTCCCACGGCTGCGCCCCAAGACGAGCGACGCAAGAAGCTCATCCAGGAGATTCTCCGGCTCCGGGCGTTGCGCGCGAAGGGAGCCGAGAAGTAGAGTCCTGCGTGTCGTACAACCCCCTTAAGGAGGACTTTCAAATGACGCAGGACTCTCTGAAGCGGCTCGTGGTTTCCATCGTCGGCGTGGCCGGCGTGCTCGCTTCCATCTTCTGGAAGCATGACATCGACCCGGTCTTGCAGGAGAAGGCCGCGGAGCTCATCGCCTTCATCGTCGGCATCTTCGTCTTCCAGTCCGGGGCGCACGCCGCGGTCAAGACGCACTCGGCGGGGAAGTTGGCGGCTCAGAAGGAATGGACGAACGGCGCGGCCCACCGGGTATCGACGCTCCCTGAGGCAGTCGACACGCTCAACGAGGCCGCCAAGTGAAAGCGCTCGCCCTCGCGCTGCTCCTCGCGACCGCTCCTGAGATTCCGCGCCTCGGGCAGGTAACCCTTGGGGTGCAGCAGGTGAAGGCCGGCGACACAGCTCCGGCCGCCGGGTGCTGGATGTCCGAAGCCGCGTGCACGAACATCGCGCAGAAGGTGAAGGATTGCAGCGCGGTTCCTCCCACGCCGAGCGCAGTCTTCCCGGTGCTGATGCTCCTCGCGGGCTTCGTGGGAGGTGTGGTGCTCACCGGGTGGGCGCTCCACGATAGGCGGTAGGGTTCACCCTCCTGGCCCTGCCGAAAAGGAAAGGCCCCCTGGCATACCTCGCCAGGGGGCCTTTCTGTTCTCGGGGGTGCCAGGGGAGGGGTTATTTACCCCCGAGGACATGCTGTTACGGTGCCACCTCCTGCCAGTCCTCGGCGAGGACATCCGTCTGCGAAGCCAGCCACGGTACGAAACTTCCCTGCGAATCCTTCATCAGGATGTAGGCCCGGAAAACGCACACGGTGCCCATCTGGAGCCCGGTCGCCTGCGCCGTGTTGCTGTTGATGGCCACGCCGTCCGGATAGCCCGGCTGGTAGCACAGCCACATGCCCTTGGCGTTCCAGCCGGTGCGGGCCACCCGCTTGCCAGCTTTTAGCTTCCTCACCGCTTCACCGAAATCCACGTTGCCTTCCTTTCGCTACAGGGTTAGTACAGGTAGTCGCGCAGCGACCGCGCTGCAACGAAGTCGGGGCGCCGATAGCTGTTGACGCTGAACAGCTTCACCCGTGCGTCCCGCTTGAAGGCGCCCTCCCGCGTCTTCATGTTCGAGTTCCCCCCGGAGGCGGAGAGGAGGTAGTCCTCGGCGAGGTGAAGGAACCCCCTCTTTCCCCCAAAGGACAGCGACCCTAGGCAGATGGTGACGTGTGAGATACGCGTAGCCGACTCGCCGTAGAAGAACAGGTCGCCTGGCGCTGGACAGGCTGTCACGAACAGCGGCAGCTCATCGAACGCGCGCTGCGTCCACCACTTCGCGAGCGTGGTCGCTGCCGCCTCGTCCCCAGCGACGTGCATGGCGTCAGCGACTAGCCCCCAGCAGTCGGTCCCGTACCCGCCAGGGACCATAAGGCGCCCCCCGTACTCGTATGGCGTCCCGATGAGCGACAGCGCAGCAAGGCAGAACTCCTGGCGAGACGGCTTTTTCATGTGTACTTCCTCCTGTTGTTGATGGATGCCCCCCAAGGGCTCCGGGGGTGCGAACGACGGGCACCCCCAGAGGGCAACAGTGAGCAGACCAATCACCGGCTGACTCCTGGCGGCGCGGCCACAGGCGGGGGCTTCCCACCAGGCTGGGGTGCCCAGCACTTGTTGGCGCGGGTAGCCGGGTCCGGGAGCTCCGTCGTGCCCGTGGAGCGGCATGGCGGGCGTTCGGCCAACTCGAGCCAGCAACTACCGCTGATGGCCACACCCCCCGGCGGGCACCGCCCATTGACCGCTTCCACCTGGCCCCGTTCGAGCTGCGCTCGTGACGGGGCGAGCTCATCGCAAGCCCCCCGCGCCGCGCCGCAGGCCGCCCGAGGGCCGGTGGGCGCCGTCATCACGATGATGTAGCCGCACGCGCCCAGGAAGAACCCTATCGCGGCGCACGCGAGCACGAAGGGTCCGGGGTGGGACGACATCCACTTGGGGGGCAGAGCCGCATCCTCGAAGCTCTTCTTCCTCATCCGCCGAGCCCCCCGCCATCGGGGATGAAGCCGCTTACCCCGTCCACGCAGACACGGACGCCGGGGTTCTTAGTGCATTGCCCTCCGTCCGCCCTGAACTCAAAGCTCGGTGCACCATAGATGGACTCCGGCCCGATGAGCGCCGCAATGCCGGCGTCCGAGTCGCATCCGTTCGCGAGTCGTGCGTTGCCGGGGCAGGTGGGGCATGCCTCGACGCAAAAGTTTGCTGGCGCCGTGCACGGAATGACGGCGGTTCCGGCGACGTGGTAGCCGCCATCCATGTGGTTGCGCTGAAGAATGTCCAGAACAGAATTGGTCGCGCCGCAAGCTGTACATGTGCCAGCAGCAAACACCCTGGCGTAGAGCTTTCGTACCCCGAAGTAGCCTTCACCGGACGGCGTGGTGCCGTACTCAATGCCGCTTGTGGTGGCTGGACCGACCACGTCAGCCGGCGACTGAGCGCAGACGGGCGCGCCGTTGAGGCTCTCTACCAGCCAGCTCCCGGCCGGGAAGCCGCGCGCCGTAGCTGCCTCAGAGCACTCGTAGGTGCGGCCGCTGAAACGCATCTTGGTGCCGTAGCTTACATCGGTTCCGCATCGAGGCACGCTGGCTGTGCTCGCTACGGTGATGGCCGGAGCGCGTACCACCCCGGCGTCAACGGTTGCCGCGCCGATGTCTCCCGTCACGGTGGCGTTGCCGACGATGCGCGTGTTCCCCGTGACATCGAGGGGGTACGCAGGAAGAAGCTTCCCCACCCCCAGGTAGCCAGTTGTGCCATCGGCGAAGAGAATGTCGAAAGTGTCGTTCGATATGAGGAAACTGCCGTCCTGGTATAGCCTCCAGTTCGCGGAGTAGGCATCGCCGTCCACGCGGAGGTTTCCAGCGACGGTCACGCCCGCGTCGAAACCAGTGCTTCCGTTCACGTTCAGCGTGCCCTGGATGCGCACGTCACGAGAGAAGTAGGCGCCCCCGTCCACGCCGAGGTTGTTGTTGAGCTGCCCGGAGAAAGGCGAGTTCACGGTACGGCGCGGGGTGAAGAGGGGCGCGGAGTACACGAAGGGTGCGAGGATGATTAGGGCGAGCGTCCCCGTGATGGCGATGATGTCGGTGCGTCGCATGGGCAGGGTTCCTTACAGGACCGGGAAGAGGTTGCAGTAGCCGTTCGTGCTCGCTGCACGCATGGCCACGTAGAAGTAGCCGACCGAGCCCCGGGAGTCCCAGGTGGCCCACTGCGGCAGGTAGAAACTCGTGTCGGCAGCCGCGACGACGGAGCTGTCGCCCCAGAGGAGCCAGGTGTCGGTGCTGCACTGGATGAGCAGGTACCCGTCCGAGCGCACCTGCGCGCGGGTTGAGGAAGCGGTGCTGGTGGTGACGTGGGTCGGCGGGGCCTCGGCGGCGATGGCGGAGGTGGCAAGAAGGACTAGGGCGAAGGCTGTACGGGACATGAACGTCTCCTTTCGAACCCGAGGCTACCCCAGCCCTACACCTCGTTCCAGTAGGGTGCGGTCTTCCCATCCGAGGGGAAGGAGTGGTCGCGGGCGCCAACGCGGTGCGCTCGGCTCATGCACGTGAGGGTCAAGTCGTCCACGCCCTTCGCGTCCCGCTCCGGGCAGATGACATCGAACGAGTCATAGGTGTGCATGGCCAGCCACGCCTTCGGGAAGTGCTTCTTGAGCTGGTAGTAGAGCCCGTGCTTCATCCCATCGCTCTCGTCGTAGCCCACCATGGTGATGTTGGCCACGTCAGCGGCGGTGCCCTGGACACGGTAGTTGGCCGTATCCGTGGGCTTCGGCTTCTCGCCGGCTGGGTAGTACCGCCGTCGCTCCATGAGGGCAGTGTCGTTGTAGCCCACCGTCTCTGCCTGTTCCTGCGACTTCTGCCACCAGCCGTCCCCGCCGAAGTCTCCGCCCGTAATCCCCGTGTGGTGCTTGACGAAGAGCTTGTGGAGGCCCTCCACGTTCTCCCACTTCGCTTCCTGGTCCGACTCGAGGACCTTCAGGAACACCGTGGGGAGCCC